AGCCATTCGGCTCCCCACTAAAAGTTGTGAAACATTGTCAAAAATTTCCATCATGCCCATTACAAGGGCATTGATTTGAAAAAAAACAATAATTCACTACTAATAGTGACCTTATAAAGGCAAAGGGATTCGACTGTACACAGATATTACTGTGCATGCACTTCCTCACCAAGTGCATTCCGTTATATACAAAGCCACCGGATATGGCTTCCTAATTTTAATTTATACGTAATTAGGAACGTTTTCTAGAGTAAAATACTAGGACTGGGATCAGGATACTCATGTCTTGGAGGAGCATTCAAAAAGAAAAATAGAGCGAAATCTTCGCCTACCGATCTATATTCATCCAATGCACCTATCTCACTAACATTATCAACCTTATATGAGACTTTACATATCATATGTAAAGCATTTGTCTCATCATCTGAGTCCACAAGACTCACGTTACGTGCAAAAGCAAATCTTTTACCAGTGTAAAATGGTCTCTCTGCCTCTATATAAGGTGCTAATCTACCAGGTTGAAGAACAGTACCACTGACACAACTACCGTCTTTAATCATATTGCGTGCAATTAAAGAACTCTTATGTGCTGGTTTCATATTAAGAACATTTACAGTAGTATTTTCTAACACACCATCTGGTAAAGTATTCAATCGATCCACATCCATTGAAACAGCTTCAAAACCACGATCACGCAATTTGACTCGCATTGAACCCCTATAACCTACAAATGCAGGCATAATGTATGCTAACAGCGAACCATTAACATAATTATATGGTGTATTAATTAATGTCAGATCAATTCCATCTGCATCAAAACCCCTCATCTTAGGTTTAAATTGAGATGCATTAGTATTTACTATAATTGCACCATCCGTACCACCTATAACCGTTCTCCATGATCGATATTTATTATATCGCCTTAATAGCGATCGAAAAGTGGTAATACTCTGACCATAAAAAATCTGAGACTTAAGATGCTTAGATGGAGTATCTGAAGCCCCTACAAGTGAAATAACTTGAGTAGATTCAGGATGATCAGATGATGCAGTTGAGCCTTCACCTGATTGTGCAATAAGAGGATGATAAGATGCACGATCCAAAGTGGTGTTGTCGGGATTAGCAACTTCAAAATCATCACCCGCAGACATAAAAACATTAACAGTAACATCAGCTGAATTAATGGGTGCAGTTAACTCACTAAGTACTCTTACAGTTAGAGTACCTGTGGAATTTACTGGTAAATTAACCAATGATGTATTATCTGTAAAGTAGTGTAGGCCATTAGGATCCCAAAGCGTACTCTTATATGGAGTGTCACCAGTATATGCCACTTCCATTTCAAAATCATTTGTCTCGCCAATATCAATTATTTCGTTATATACAGTATTAAATTGACCACTGGTGGCTAATGATGCAGCAGTTGGCTCAAAAATAAATTGCAATCTACCATGATGAAATTTAGAACAGACTATCTGAAATCTAAATTTTAAAGTACCAGACCATGCTTTGAAAGGAAGTGTAACAAATGATAATGCTGTAGGGAAAAATACGTCTGGTGCCTGTATTCTCTCTACCATAGGCGCACACAAAACAGAAAATAACTGTACATCTGGATTAGCTGTAGTAGTCCACGTAAAACTATCTAAAAAAGTTTCCCGTGATGCAATAGAATTAATACTTAATTCATCAACACCAGATAGACCAACTGTCCTTGGATCAATTGTTATTTCCTGCTTACTATCTGTAGTGAACTTCTGCACGGTTTCATCTGAATCACATGTTGCAAGTGATGTAGAATACTGAGGTTTATAATATGAAGGTGTAGAAAGTATTGGAGGCCTTGAATAGCCAAATAATCTGGCGATGTTAGATACTGTTGACGCTCCCATACGAGTAGCCATAGCGAATGGACCTATCCAAGGCACAGACTCAAGAGCACCAGCCACTTCGGCAATTGCTGATGCTGGTTTCGATATAATACCTTTGCCATATTCACCGCTTTGCGAGCCCACTTTAACTTTCTTTTGTTTAGTAGAACCCGCACCAGCTTGTGCTGATAGTGATACAGTTGGTAAACACATCTTAACATCTTCAGCCCATGCGAAGACTGAAATAGTAATGGGTTCGGTTCCTCCGCTTGCGTGGCGGAGTACATCAAAACTGTTAAGTGAGAGTTGTCCCATTTCAGTAAAATTGGCAAGTTGTGCTGTATCAATCCAATTGTTATAATGGAAGAATGGTAAGCACATACTACCTCCCTCATTCTCAGCAGGATCAACAAATATATGTGGCCGTTGTGATTTTTGCACATTATTAATTTGTGACCCAACAATGATAGTTTCAGCAGTATCTTTTAGATGCCAAGGGCGATATGACAAAATTGCCCTACCATAATGAAAAGGTGTAGCATTTATCATAAGTTTGACACACATAGTGCACCTAATACGTGCAAAATTATCAACTCTCTTCTTTACGGCAGCATCCTGAAAGAATTTAGTCCATGGGTTAATGATTGTGTTAAGATCAGTACCCACAGTCCATTCTACAGAATCTATCCGTATTGGTCGTGATAGGAAATTTCCCAATTCCGCATCACCAAAATTTCCGATATCAAAAGTTGTATCGGGTTGGGATATTACTTGAGTAGTATATCCGGGGGTTTCATCGGTAAATCCGATGTTTTGCTCAGTTTCTTTGGACTGAGTAGCCTCTGTAATTTTTGTTGCAAGTCGTTATATACATTTCAGGAGGACTTAATCCTGAAAGCATTATGTACAAATATTGGGCGGGAACCCACTCTAAATAGAGTTAGTCTTATGTGTAAAGACCTCCCTTAGTGCGCACGCTTCCTATTCTCTTTTATGTACATATTTTTAAGAGAAAGGTGATCAATACACACCAAGATCTGTTTGCGATTATCGTCCCACCGGATCAACGCGGGACGGAATGAGATATCTACAAAATACCCTTATACGTGAAATCTAAAGATTTTTTAATATCTTCAAAACCAAGTAAAGGAGCATCTGTAAAATAGGGCTCAAGTTCGACATCACTAATTACCTTAAGTAATTGTGCATGTCTAATTGTGAAAGTTTGTTTCCCATGAAACCAAAACTCTCTATTTGCAGATCTAATAATATCAACAGTTTGAAGTACCTGTGTGATATTTTTAGATAATACATGAATATTCAACATCTTTGCGATGGAACTTATATCCAAGGGTGCTAAACACACACCCAGTTCATCATCATCAACAAATTTTCTCTTCAGAAAATCTGCCTCCAAGAGTGTAATATATTCAACACTATCAGAAACTTTATCTGGCATGGTATAATCTACATTAATTGTCTTAAGTGCTTTCTGAATGCTAGTATGGTTAAACCATGGTATACGTGGTGATATATTCATAATATTATCATCACCATACGTAATTAAAGCAACATATTCCTTAAAATCGCGTACAGTAATGTCAGTACTGACAGATAAAATAGAAAATGCATATCTCATATACAGAGAATTAGCTATACAATTAATAATCACAGTCAATGGATGACCTGATGGATTACTACAGAAGAATTGTATCAACTCACCAAAGAAATCCATGAGAGGATAACTGGTATCAGTGGCAATACCAATCATAACTGTAATATCTGTCTCTGTAATTTTACAATTAGGTTGATGTTTGATAAGCCATCTAGCTATCACAATCATAACTTCAAATGCCGCACGTACCAATTTGGCTGCCATTTTCTTATCATACTCACCATAATCACCATTTGCTATTTTCGTTCCAAATCGCGTGAGATATGTCTTCATTTCACCCCATTCTTTTGAAGTGGCGTTTGTACCCACAGCACATTCCCATGCAAATTTATTATTCTGTATAAGACGCACAAATGGTAAAAAGTACTTGCGTACTAAGAGAGAAAAGGCAACTGGAGCACCAGCAAATACTCGCACTTTACCAATTTTAGACTTCCTCTGTGAAATAGGCTCATCTTTCAAATGTGCCTTGAATACTGGATTACATCTAAAACCTAATTGGTATTCAGTCTCCATATAAAACATTGCCTCCATTATTTCGGGTACAAACGTTTTCCCATCTGGTACTGCCTCAGTAGGGGCAATGGGCAACAAATAACCACGTTTGGAACAATTATAGGGGAAACCCATGGATGTATTAAAATTAAGACTATCCACATAAGCAACACCTGCAGCACCATTAATAACAGTGGTATCATCATATAGGTGTATTTGCTCCCACTCTTCAAATGGAACAGCTGCGATAATGTCATTCGCAAAAGATGCAACACATTCATTTAAAATGGTAGAATCCATATCAACTGGATCCATCATGGGACGCAGCGCATGATGTTTTGCACGTGGTGTGCTCATATTAGGTGCCACTGCAGTAGTGGACAAATTCATACGTTGTTGAACAGCTTGGGCTATTAATGTAGGAACTACCTGCGATTTGGGTGATGCCCTTGCACCTGGCAGGGAGCCATAGATTTCACCCTGTCCTTCTTCCTTAAATCTCACAGGTGCTTTGGGATGAATTGTATCAGATAATTCCACCTTAATACTAGGTACAGATAAATAAATATCATACATAACAGCAGTCTTAGGGGTCTTAATAGTAGCAATCATATTATGTAAACCGTTTTGAGTCAAAGAAAAACCCCTACCACGTTCCCCCGAGCCTGCCGTATGTATACCTACAATAGTGATACCATTTTGTTGCGACTCAACACAAATAAGTGCTCCACACAAACCATCAAAAGTGGGACGTGAAAGAACATATTCAGGTTGATTTTCCAATGTATATTGTATATTATTGGATACATACTTTTCCGTTTTACCAACCGATACACGAATAGCATATATTTGTTCAATAACACCCATGGTATCTCTATATAAGAGAGTACCTGGGTGGTTTAATTCACTACATTGAGACATAGTTGTGAACATATTCTCAATTGAAGGACGTGGTGGTGTATTTAAAATTCTAATCACAATCAAATCATCATGAGTGAACTTAGACATATCATCCTTGGTAAGAAGAAAAGTATCTACATTACCATTTATGCCCGCACCTTTGTGAGTTACAATAAGACAACAATGAAATTTATCTCGACCATCACGGAAAATATGACTAGGTGCAAGGAAATCATTGGCTCCTAAACTTATGATATTAACAGTATGATAATCTTGCTTGTTATCATCCTTAAAAACTAATAAATTCATAACACATTTAGAAAGAGAATTAAGAGCTTGAGCATATGTATCCTGTAGTTTAGGGTTATTACATTGGGGTAAAGGAACAACCATTGATCCACTGTTATAATATGAATTTATGTTCTCCTTCTCCTTAGGAACTGGTGCACTCATTCGTGAACCTTGTGCTTCTGGTACATTTGTAGTAGCATTTATAGTTTTATAAGCAGCAATAGCTGCCACCACAGCAGTTGTAATACCTGCCCACACAAGGGGGTAAGTAACAAACGAAGATGCTATTTCCTTCCCCAATTGTCTATAACTGAAAGGACGGAAGTTAAAACCAGGATACATATCATTATATTGAGTATACGAAGTACTTGCAGCAAAATCCCACATAGACCAATTATAAGAAGCCCAACCACGCCATGTACGCACACGGCGCGGTGGCGGTGGATGTAACCACAGAGTATAAAAACGCAATGGTATATTACGCAAATGGAACCAAAAACCCATAGAAAACCATACATATGACTTTAAAAATCTACGTATCATAGAATATGTGGGTTCTAATTCATCTTCTTGCTTGCCAAAATATGGTCTTAATTGAGTTGATTGAGCTTTGCAATCAAATTCACTGTTTCCATTGTCCATATCATCACAATCAGAACATGAAAGACTATCCATACTTGACTCATCAAAAAAGGTAGATTCAATATTGGTTTGTATAATCTGACATTTTCCACAGTGACCAAAATTATCATGCACACATATTTCCTGTTTATTGCGCATAGCATTGTGTAAAATTTTATTCTGCTTAGCATGCAATTTAATTACTTTAGCTAACCACGGATAAAAAATATCACACTCCACTTTATCATGGATAGAAACTTCAACTGAAGCATTACCCACTGCTTGTATTTTTTCCACAGTGAACAACCACGCAGGAGCTTCGCATCCATATTCATCTAAGTATTCTGCCATCTTATCAGCATCCAACATAGTAGTACCATTAATGGCAAATTCACGCTTCACCTCAACAGTCAGCACATATGGAAATCTGCGCAAAATGGCTGCAGGATTAGAAAAATATAAAGGTGCATTTAAATTCTTCTTATTTGTAGTTGCCACTACTACTTTACACAGGAAAGGGCATTTACCTTTATCCTCAATTGAAGCCATTTCAGGACTAAAAGATACAGTATTAACTATCTGTAAAATTTCAGTTATTGAAGGATCATCAGCGGCTTTAGCGGGATTCAAGGCAGCGATATCATCAATCAATAATCCCCATTGTGAAGAATTGAAACCATTCCAGTGTTTCTCTCCTGGTGAACGAGTATAAATCTTCTGACTTTCATCCTTTAATCCCAATGTTTTAGCTGCCATTGAGAATATCTTTGTGGTAATGGAAGATTTACCTATACCTGAAGTACCATACACCAAAATACTGAAAGGTACATCACGCGCTGCTTTCGCAGCATGTAATACAAGATATTTATTCTTAATACTTGTTATTTCTACAACCATACGATTTGTCATCATATTTTCATGCTGCTTCTTAAGAGCACGTAATTTCTCACATATAATGTTACCAGTCGCAACCGTATTATCACATTTCTCCAAAAAATCTGATATAACAATATTGTGTGAATCAGGATTTGGTAAATAAATGGCATTAGTAACTATATAATTGTAATCCTCCTGAAAGGTAGCATATGTATCTTCTGTATGGAAAAAATTCATAAAATTACATGTATCATAAACCTGTATCCCCTTCTCTAATAAAAACAAAGTAGTATCCATCAGAAACGATACAAAGGTTAAATTTCCTGTATTATATTTTCTTCTATACTTTTCTTCTTCTAATTCTGAATAACCAAGATCAGAATACTTAAAACCTAATTTATCAGCTAATGTAGTAGATAAAATATATAATACCATCTTGCGTATACGTGCTACTATATCAGATTCTACACACATCGAAAAGTTTGTAAAAGCTTCTCGTGCAGACTTTAATAAATCACGCACACCAGCTTGTGGTTCTAAAACAGAAGAAGCAATGTGGGATATTGTAAAATCATAATTAAAAATCTCTTTAAATTTATGAGCTAAATCCAACATCATAGCACCTGGACTTAAATGTTTATAAAAGTTACCAAAAGCGACACAATAATCAACCCAGGTTTTAGCTGAAGTTAAACCATGTGCAAATATTGCGATTACTTCTACAATATCAGTCGTATCATAGACTAATTTTTTAATAGCATCAACAACTTTCTCATTTATATGAGATGTGATAGGTGACATGCAGAAATCTACCATGCCAGCCTGTGGTTTTAATTGATGTTCAGTATTAAAACCTGATTGTGGTTTTAAAGATTCCCGTGAGAGATCTTTAAACCACTTACGTTTATTAAAACGTTTATTGTTCTTCTTATGCTTGCGCATAGTAATGCGTCTAGCAGTGGAAGGACAACTGCTCAAAAATGATAAATTCTCAAGCAACAGCGGGTGATCTGTTATAGGTAAACGTACTAATCTTGGAGGATCGTACGATAAAACAGATCGGGGGGTCTTCACGACCGGAGGGTTTTTTATGCTCTTGCGAGCATGTTCAAAAACAGGTTGCACCACGCAGGGTGCAGTTAGATTTAGGCGGAATCTAGAACCAGGAGGAGGGGGGGTACTCATTGTGTTTAGGTGACTGGGGCCGTAAATTCGAAGAGGAGACTGGCGCTGCACTGAGCGTCCTCTAAGTGTATATAAGAGTTTATCGAGCTGTAACAAATTCGCTCGGACGAGTTTAGTTTCTCTTAGGTCGTATGTCATTGACCTATTGAAATCTGAGTAAGGTTATCTCCGTAGAGACTCCAAATTAACGAGTTTCAAGTTGTGAATCTGATCATGGTTACCATATAGGCTCCATGTAAAACGAGTTCGTGTTGATTGTATGCACAATCGTGTATCTTGCGATACATGGAAGATAATAATGAAATTATCTTCCAAATGTTCATAAAATATTCATGGACGAAGTGAATATAAGAACAATGCATTAAAAATAATTTTAAATTCCTATTTATAAATAAATATCAAAAATAAAATTAGATCGTCCATTTCGAAAAGTTGTGGATTTTTCTATATCCCCGGTTAAGGGGGTATGCACCCGATGAAGGGTGACTAGTCATATAGCAATGCAAGCTATAAGCAAAAGACATATATAATCGTATATAATATACGTAAATAACGTTAAATATATTTTACAATATATATAACGATAAGTTAACGTATATTATATACACTATATCGTCAAATGATTATCTTAACAATTACTAAAAGCGTATGCTGTATTCCGTGAGGAATACAGC